TGAAGGCCCTTATAACAACCGGGTATGACGCAGAGGGCCGCGGCGTGTACAGCATATATGAATCAATCCCCGGCGGCATACAGGGCGGATATCAAACAGATGCAATGGAGGATGGCTCTTTTGACAGTCCCGAGGCTCTGGAGCTGTTAAGATGTGCCGATATCGTTGTGACAAATCCTCCATTTAGCGAGATCCGCCGATTTGTACAGATGTTACATGAGCGGGACAAGCGTTTCCTGATTGTTGCCCCGCTGCACGCTATGACCGCAAAGGGCATTTTTCCGTTGTTCCAGAATTTCGGCTATGTCGCCGGGCTGACGCGCCCGGCCATGATGGAAACATCAGATGGGGCCCGGAAATTAGGAAACCTTGTCTGGATTAACGGTTTGCGGGATGGGGTCTATCCTGACCCGCTGCAACTGTCGGCGGAATACAGCCCAGAGCGCTACCCCTACATGGATAATTACACCGCGATCAATGTGGATCGGGTGCAGGACATCCCCGCCGATTTCCATTCCGTCATGGGCGTTCCCGTTTCATTCCTGCAATATTTCCGCCCCGATCAATGGGAGTTGATAGGAGTTGACGAATCATGCGGACACGGGGCCTCTAACGGCCTGTACACGGGCGGCGCCCCGGATCATCATGTGTATGTGGACGGGGAGCGCAAATTCACCCGCGTTTTCATCGCCCGCAGAAATTAGTTGTTCCAGAAAAAGGAGGGCTGTGAATGACTCTCCGACAACTGCTCCGCTGTGAGCTCGCCCGCCGTGATTTCTGGGAATATTGCAAGCTCATGGCCCCTGATTTCTACCTGGAGGGCCGGGTTTATCTCCGCGATAAATGTAGGCAGTATCAGGCGTTTTACGAGTCTACGGACGAATACCTGATCGATAACGAACCGCCCCGTCACGGCAAATCCCGAACCGCTACCTTGTTTGTGCAATGGGTCTTAGGCAAATGGCCCCAGGATAAAGTTGTGACCGGCTCATACAACGAAACCCTGTCAACGGTTTTCTCCAAGGCGGTCCGGAACAAGATCCAAGAAAAGCCCGGCGATGACAAAATCGTTTACCACGATATTTTCCCGGGAACAGTGGTTAAGCGCGGCGACGCTGCCGCCAACCTCTGGGGGCTCGAAGGCAATGAAACCAACTCCTACCTTGCAACCTCTCCCGGCGGCACGGTTACGGGCTTTGGCGCTGATCTTGTCCTGATTGATGACATCATCAAAAATGCCTATGAAGCCCGAAATGATAATATCAAAGAAGCTCATTGGCGCTGGTTTAACGATACAATGTTGAGCCGCCGTGAAGGAAAAAGAAAGATCCTTATCATCATGACCCGATGGGCCACAGATGATTTGGCCGGGCGCCTGATGGCCGATCTGGAAAAGCGCGGGAAATCATACCGCCATATTGTCTATCGCGCATGGGATGGGGCGAAGATGCTCTGCCCGGATATTCTGAATTACAATCAATTCCAAGAGATCCTGATGGGCGATATGGGCCGGGATATTGTCGAGGCCAACTACAATCAGGCCCCGATTGATTTAACGGGCCGCCTCTATACGTCATTCAGGACCTATGACAAACTGCCCGAGCGCATAGAGAGCGTTGACAGCTACACCGACACCGCCGATCAAGGCGCGGACTATCTGTGCTCTATCGTCTATGCCGTTTCTGCCGGATTGGCCTATGTGCTCGACATCATCTACACGCAAGCGCCCATGGAGCAAACGGAGAAGATGTGCGCCGAGGCGTTCACCCGGCTTGACGTTAACCACGCCCGTATAGAGAGCAACAACGGCGGCCGCGGCTGGGGCCGGAATGTGCAGAGAATAGCCCGGGAAATGGGCAATAACAAAACCACATTTCAGGCATTCACGCAGACGAAGAACAAGGAATCAAGAATTCTCGTTGGCTCTACCGGCGTTATGAATTCGATCCTATTCCCCGAGGGCTGGAATATCAAATGGCCCGATTACTACCGGGATATGACCCGCTATCAGAGAGCGGGCAAAAACGCCCATGATGACGCCCAGGACTGCACCACTGGCGTATATGAGTATTTACCCAAAAAACGGAGGTGACCGCATGAAAACCTATCAGGACTTAGAAGCCTGCCTCGGCAGCGAGCAGGAGCTCATGCGGTTTGTTGAGGCTGTAATTACAGAGCACACATCCAGCAGCCTCTATCTGACGGCTCAAAACGCCGACCTCTACTATAAACACCAAAACCCGACCATCATGGCGGCCCAGAAGGTTGTTTATGACATGCTGGGCATTGCGAAGGCCGACAAATACAGCGCTAACAATAAGATCCCCTCTGCCTATTACGGCTATTTTGTAACCCAAGAAGTGCAATTCCTCCTGGGCAACGGTGTTTCATTCGTTGTTCCAGAAAACAAGGCGAAGCTCGGGAAAGATTTTGATGATGAAATTCAGGAGGCAACTACAAACGCTATTAACGCGGGCGTGTGCTTTCTCTTCTGGAATCTTGATCATGTAGAGGTTTTCCCCGTGTATGGCGGCGGTTCTGGAGCGTCATTTGCCCCGCTCTACGATGAAGAAACAGGCGCACTAAGGGCCGGTGTGAGGTTTTGGCAGTTAGACGCCAATAAACCCCTCCGCGCTACCCTGTATGAGCCTGACGGCTATACAAGCTACATCAAGCGCCGGGGCGAGCCCATGACGGTCTATGAGCCCAAACGCTCCTATATACAGGTGATCCAGCGCTCCCAAACAGGCACTGAGATCGTGGAGGGCCGCAACTACCCGAGCCTGCCTATCATCCCGCTCTATAACATCAACCGTCAATCTGAGCTGATCGGCAATCAGGAGGTTATAGACGCCTATGACCTGATGGCCTCCGCCCTGGTCAATAACGTCGATGACGGCAATCTGATCTATTGGGTCCTGAAGAATTGCGGCGGAATGAGCCCCGAGGATGACGCACATTTTCTGGAGGATCTGAGGGCCCGCCATGTAGCCCATGCAGACGGCGACGACGGAGCGGGCATTGAGGCAAGATCCGTTGAGGCCCCCTTCGAGGCCAATGAAGCCGCCCTGGAGCGGTTGCGAACACAGCTTTTTGATGATTTCATGGCGTTGGACACCCGCGGCATATCTGGAGGCGCTGCAACGGCAACCCAGATCCGGGCCGCTTATGAGCCGCTGAACGCCAAAGCCGACAGGCTCGAATATCAGGTGACACGGGCCATTAACGCTCTGCTGGTATTCGTGGGCATTGACGACGCCCCATCCTATACCCGCTCCTACATCATTAACAAGCAGGACGAAATCACAGCCCTAACGATGTGTGGCGAATATCTGCCCAGAGAATACATTACCAAGAAGATCCTCGAAATCATGGGCGACATCGATTCTGTGGATCAGATCGAACGGATGATGTTGGATCAGGAAATCCGGCTCACAAAATCCGTTGTTCCAGAAAATGAAGAAGATGAAGAGGATGAAGGCGAAGAAGGGGCCGGCGATGCTGAATGAAATACACAGACCCCGCCCGGATCAAAACTGAAAAGATCCTTGAGAGGATCGAGGCAGAAATCGTAGACGTATACGGCCAAGCCATCATTGAGATGGACAAGGCCGCCTCCAAATGGTGGCGTGATTTTGACAAACAGGATCGCCGCTGGTGGAAACGGATGCAGGCCGACCCCGATAATAAGGCGCTGGAGGAAGAATGGCGCAGATGGCGCCGCGATCAGCTCTTAACCGGTGACAGATTTACACCGATCCGGGAAGAGATCGAGGCCCAGATCCTGAACGCTCATACATCGGCGATTGATTTTGTAAATCGGAAATTGCCCCAGATTTACACCGCAAACTATAACTATCTGGGATCCTCCATCTATGAGGGATTGACGGGTTACAGTTTCACGCTGATGGACGTTTCGGCTGTCCGCGCTCTCGCGCTTACCAATACACGCCTGCTCCCATATAGAGAGGTTGACGGCAAAGAGGTTTTGAGCTGGAGCGGGCGGGCTATCCGCTCTGAGATTACACAGGGCATTATACAGGGCGACAGCATCCCCAACATTGCGAAACGCCTTGAGCGTGTAGCAGAGATGGACGCCAAAACAGCGGTCCGTACCGCCCGTACAATGGTTACATCTGCTGAGAGCAAAGGCAAGCTGGACGCATTGGAGCAGGCCGCTAACTCCGGCATCATCGTCGTAAAAAAATGGCATACGATGCTTGATGGCCGGCAGAGACACGCCCACGAAGAATTAGACGGCGACGAGAAGCCCTTTGACGAGCCGTTTGTAAACTCCATTGGCCCCATCATGCGACCCGGCGATCCTGATGCTGACGGCGCAAACGTGTACAACTGTCGCTGCGCCCTGGGCGCTCGCGTGGTTGGATTTAGGAGGCCGGAATGAGCGTTGAAATCACAATGATCTCTCACGCCGATGAAATCAGAGACGCCCTCGAATTGGCAACCGAGCGGGCCCTGCATGCTATCGGCATTACAGCCGCCGATCACGCTATGGAGATATGTCCGGTGGATACAGGTCGTTTGAGAGCGTCAATCACCCACGCCGTAGATGGCGACGCCGCCTATATCGGCACAAACGTAGAGTATGCCGCCGCCGTAGAGCTGGGCACATCCTGGCAAAAGGCGCAGCCCTATCTCCGCCCCGCCTGCACACAGCATAGCGACGAGTATAAAGAGCTTGCGCTGCGGGCCATGAAGGGCGAATAACACTGTAAATCCGAACGGGCAAAGAAACGCCCGCCGAAGAAGAGGAGGAAATAACATTGGCACTCACAAGGAAAACCCTGAAGGCGATGGGCTTAACCGACGAACAGGTTGACAGCATCATCGACATGCACGCGGAAACGGTGGACGGCCTGAAGGCCCAAATCAACGCCGCCAAAGCGGGAGCCGCAGAAAAGGCCCCCGACAAGAAGGGCGAAGAAAAGCCCAATCAGAAGCCCGAAGATACCGAAGCCTATAAGAAGCTGAAGGCCGAATACGATCAGTACAAGGCCGACATCTCCGCCAAAGAAGCAAAGGCCGCCAAGGAAAAGGCCGTCCGCGCTTACTTTGAGGGCAAGGGCATTTCCGGCAAAAACCTTGATATCGCCATTCGCGGGGCCCGCGCTGAGATTGACGCGCTGGAGCTGGACGGCGAAAAGATCAAGGACAGCAAGAGCCTGGATGATCTCGTGGCTGGGGACTACTCCGGCCTTGTCATCAAGACCGAGACCTCGGGCGCTAAGACTCCCAATCCGCCCGCCTCTACGGGCAAACCCGCAAAGACCAAGGAAGACATTATGAAGATCAAGGACGACTCCGAACGCTGGGCCGCCATGCGCGATAACCCTGAGCTGTTCGGCCTCGACAAGTAATCATCCATCCCATCAAAAATTTAATAGGAGGATATCAAAATGGCAGAAACCAATCTGATCAAAAAGGCCGATCTCGCCCGTGTGCGAGAGGTCGATTTCGTGCTCCAGTTTGAGGGCGGCGTCAAGAAGCTGCTCGAAGTGCTGGGCATTACCCGCAAGATCCCAAAGCAGGCAGGCACCGCCCTTAAGGTCACCCGCGCCAAGGGCCAGCTCCAGTCCGGCGTCGTCGGCGAGGGCGAGACCATCCCTCTGTCCCACTATGAGACCGAGCAGGAGACCGTCGGCGAGCTCACCCTGAAGAAGTGGCGCAAGGCCACCAGCGCTGAAGCCATTGTCGAGAAGGGCTACGATCAGGCCGTCGGCATGACCACCAAGCGTATGCTCCGCGATGTCCAGCAGGGCATCCGGGCCGATTTCACCAACTTCCTGTCCACCGGCCTCGGCTCCGCTGCGGGCGCCGATCTCCAGGACGCCCTGGCTCACGCCTGGGGCCAGCTCCAGGTCCTCTTCGAGGACGACGAGATCGAGGCGTGCTACCTCGTCAACCCGCAGGATATCGCCGACTATCTGGGCGCCGCCAACATCAGCACTCAGACCGCGTTCGGCATGACCTATGTCGAGAACTTCCTCAACCTCGGCACCGTCATCGTCACCGCCGGCGTGCCCAAGGGCACCATCTACGCCACCGCGAAGGAGAACCTGGTCCTCTACTACATCCCCGTTAACGGCGCGGATCTGGGCGAGGCCTTCAAGTTCACCGCTGACGAGACGGGCTATATCGGCATCCATGAGGCTGCTGACTACTCC